ATGCGCCCAATCACCTAGTTTACGTTGGTATCGTAGAGCGTGCAAACGCAGGCAATGGCCAACTCTACGTTCGTGTGCAGAATGGCTACGAACTCGACGAGATCCACGACGTGCAGATTACCAGCGCCCCCGCGGCCGGCGCACTGCTGGTTCGTGATGCGACTAACAGTCTCTGGAAGGCGGCGCGGCTTACGGCCGGCACTGGCGTCAGCATCACGAACGCTGACGCATCGGTAACCGTAGCTGTGGCAGCGTCTGGCGCAACGGCCGGCACATACGGCAGCACCACCACGACACTGACCATCGTCGTAGACTCTACAGGACGCATTACAAGCGTGACATCTAACACAATTCCAACCTACGTTGGCGACAGCGGATCAGGTGGAACCAAAGGATTCGTCCCAGCCGCGGCTGCTGGAGATGGAACCAATAAAAAAGCACTACTGGCCGACGGAACTTGGGGTTACCCGAAACTAATCCTCTAAACCTACTCACATGGCACAAATTCAAAAAGGCACGACCTACAGCACCGGCGATCAAGTTACCGCTGCAAACCTCAACGCATTGGCCGATGCGGCAATCCTGCTGCCTGGTGCCATCACCGATCAAACTGCAAAGACTGTACCGCTTGCTGCGGATACGATTCTGTTGCACAGCGCCGCAGACACCGCTCTGCGCAAATCGACGCTGACACAGTTGTTTTCAAATGCTACTGGCATTCCGCTTACCACAGGTGTTACTGGCGTGCTTCCATCCGCTAATGGCGGCACAGGCGTAAACAACGGCGCGAACACTCTCACGATTGCTGGCAACGTGACGCACGCTGGCGCGTTCACGCAGACGTTTACGGCTACGGCTAACACTTCGCTGACTCTGCCCACAACGGGCACGCTGGCGACCTTGGCTGGCTCGGAGGCGTTGAGCAATAAGACGATTACGGCGTCGCCTATTAGCGGAAGCACAGGCGCGTTTACGACGTTGAGCGCGAGCGGCACAGCAACCGTAGGCCCAAACAATGCTGGCACCGGACTTGCATTGCTTCAGCTATTCGGTGGCAGCGGTACTAATGGTGGTGCAAGTGTCCGTTTTGGAACTAACGGAACATCCTATTCAGAAATTGGACAAGCATCAGGCATACTTGGTGGCACATCGACAGATTTATTATTTTACGCAAATAATGGAAGTCAGAACATAAAGTTCTATGCTGGTGGTGCTGGTGGTGTCGCTACCATCTCCTCCACCGGACTCGCTGTTACAGGCGCGTTGAGCGCGACGGGTAACATTACTAGCACGGCAACAAATACGTATTTTGCTGGCAGTTCATCAACGGCTGGAAACATTTATTATGGCAGCACAGGCGCAGCAAGTCCGGTACAAACTCTTGTAAATAACACGCCAATTACAACGGTATCATCCAGCGGACTTGCGGTGACAGGAGGATTGAGCACGACTGGTTCTGTTATAGCAACCGCTGGTTTTATTATAGGAAACGATAATTCGTTTTTATACGATTCAGGAACGGCAGCCGTGACGCTTCGACTCGGAGCCTCTGGCCCATACGGTTCGTTCTTAACAAACTCCGGCGACTTCATGGTGGATGGAGCTGGCGGCACATTGGCGCTTGGTGCGGGAGGCAGCAGGGTTGCAACCATCTCCTCCACCGGCCTCGCCGTGACGGGAAATCTTAGTGCTTCATCTGCGCTAAATGATTTCTATATGACTTCAACGACTGGCACCAATCGTTGTAATTTGCGCTTCATCAATACTGGCGGAATTTATTTATTTGGCGCAGAGGATTCTGTTGGCGGTGGTTTTGGTGCTACGGCTTACGACGGTGCAATTTCTATTCCATCTGGAAGGGGCTTTGCAGTTGTTATAAATGGAACAGGAGTTGTTCAACGCACGACTTCCACCGGACTCGCGGTGACGGGTGCGCTCTCTTGCACGGGCGCACTTTCCAAAGGTTCCGGCTCTTTCCGCATCGAGCATCCGTTGCCCGAGAAATCGGCCACGCACGAACTCGTCCACAGCTTCATTGAAGGCCCGCAAGCTGATTTGATCTATCGCGGCAAGGTTGTGCTGGTTGATGGAAAAGCCTCGGTGAACATCGACGCTGCGGCTACAATGACGGAAGGCACGTTTGAAGTGCTGTGCCGCGAAGTGCAATGCTTCACGACCAACGAAAACGGCTGGACGGCAGTTCGCGGCAAGGTCACTGGCAACATCCTCACCATCGAGGCCAAGGATGCCGATTGCTCCGATGAGATTTCGTGGATGGTCATCGGCGAACGTCAAGATCCGCACATGATCGAAACCGACTGGACAGACGACAACGGCAAGGTCATCGTCGAGCCGCTAAAGCCTAGCGTCGAATCCAACTAAAACACATGAATACCGAACAAGCCCTCAATAACCTATACGCCGCCGCCCGCCTAGCTCCTCTGCCAGCCGAGCAACACGACATCATCCGCAAGAGTGCGGAAGTGCTCGTCGAAGCTCTGAAGCCAAAAGAAGAGAAGAAAGCTGAGTAACATGGCACTGAGTAACCAGTACATGGTCGAAGCCGAAAACGGTTTCATCGGCATGCAAAGCCGATTGAATCCGCTCCAGCTTGAGCCTGGATATGTCCAGCTCTCGCAGAATATGCGGCTTGACCTTGGTATTGCTATTACTCGCAAAGGCCAGAAGCGCCTGACCACCGTAGATATTGCCGGGTTACCGATCTACGGCTCAGGCGTCTTTTCAACCGCGGCCGGCGTCGAGTACATCATCATGGCGATGGCCGGCGCACTTTATATTTACAACACCGCCACGCTAACCGTTGGCAGCGCGATCAACTATCCCACGGGTCGCACCATCGCAGTGACCGACAAGGTCGATATCGTGCAGGCCAACAACGTGGCCTACATCTTCCGCGGTCAGGGCAGCGATCCTGTTTCAGTTACCAGCATCACACGCTCAGGATCTACCGCCACCGTCACGATCACCTCGCACGGTTTTTCAAATGGTGACGAGGTCATCATCTCGGGCGCAACCCAGACCGAATACAACGGCTCATTCGTAATTTCCAACGTCGCTACGAACACGTTCGACTACACGGTGACCGGCACGCCTGCCACGCCGGCAACTGGCACGATTGTCTGCAAGAAAGGTAAGGCGCCGCTCGTCTGGGATGGCGCATCCACGGTGAGCGTAGTCCCCCAGGGCGTGACTACTGGCGCATCGGCCAACATGCCATGCAGCGATTTTGGTCTTTATTTCAAGAATCGTCTGGTAGTGAAAACGGCGCGTGACCGTATCGCCGCGTCAGACTACCTCGACTACAACACTTGGGACGTGGACTTCGCGCAGTTCGTGATCAACCTCGGATCCAACGACGCCATCGTCGGATTCCAGCCGTGGCAGGAAGACAAGTTCATCATCTTTGAGCGCAACTCGATCTACTACGCCTACATTGATCCCAATGGCTACACGTCTGGCGCCGCCCCCGGTGGCACTTCTTTTATTCAATCCTTGACCGCAGAATTTGGATGCTCGGCTCGGCGCACCGTAGTGAATGCCGGCGAGTACATCTTCTTTCTTTCGGACAACGGCGTGTATCTCCTCAACCCTTCGCTTGATTTAAAGCTACTCGGGAACACGACGCCGCTGTCCGATCCTATCTCGGATATCATCGCCAGAATTAACGCCACTGCGGTCTCTGGTGCCGTTGGGCGCATGTTCAACAACCGCTACTATCTGGCCGTCCCCATCGATGGCGCCACGCGCAACAATGCGGTGCTGGTCTACTCGATGCTCAACAAGGCGTGGGAGTCCATCGACACATTCCCCACCGGAATGTACGTCGATAATTTTGTCGTATCACTCTACGGGCAGGCCAAGCGCATGTACGCCATTAACCGCGAGAATGGCATCTTCCTATGCGAAGAACTCAACTACGACGAGTTTGATAATCTGACCGGCACGCCCACGCTGCCATTCCAGATCCCCGCGTACATCACGAACAATTTCCGTCAGTACCAAGTCGCCGGCCAGATTCTTTCGCGTCGGTATTTTTACAATACCTTTACCTCAAAACGATTCGCATCCGGTGAGGTCGACATCCTGTCCAACGCAAACGACACGCTGGTCATCACGGCCATCGCTAAGAATCCCGACAACTCGTCCGAGGTCTTCACGTTCTCGTCAGGATCTAACCAAGATTACACGGTGCGCTTCCCAATCGCAAAGCGTGGTTTTGGTCTGGATCTCAAGTTCGAGTCCACCTTTGGCCGGCCAACGATTCGTGGTCTGCGCGTCAACGCTACCGTGCCAGGCCGCAATCTGGTATCTGAGCAGTAATGAATGCTGATGCTCAACAGACCGACTGGCTCGAGCACATTACCGACTTTGCCGTCAACAACGGTGGCGCCGGCTGCTTCATTAACTGGCCAAGAGAAAACGTCCGTCAGTACCTCGCATTCCACGCCGGCCAAAACACTCTTGCCTTGGTAAAAGATAAGGGTCAGATCGTTGCACTCGGCACCGCGATCCAATGCAATCCCGAGGAGATCACGGCAAAGTGGGAGTGGCGCGGCACCAATCCATTCGGCAAGATTCTGGTGATCCTTGATGTCGTAAATACCCGCAAGGGCGGGCTTACTCTACTCTTCTTAGAAATGTTCAAACGCTGGCCGGCTGGATCCGTTGAGCGCGTCGTTGCGCTCCGTCCCAACAAGGTCATCGAACTCACTCCAAAATACATTCAACTCGCAGCTTTAAAGGGATAAAAACATGGGATCTACAACTGTTCAGACAGCTCCGCAACGTAATTACGCACAAGAAACTCAGGACACACTGGCCACGCAGATCGCGTTGGCGCCAGAGTTGTATGCATCCGAGGCTCAGTACCAGCCGCAATACAATCAGCTTCAACTTAAGCTGGCCGAGCAGGCGATGTTTGGCACCGAAGGCCAAGCCGGTCTGTTGGATCAATACAGACGTTCATCGGAACAATTTCAAGGCATCCAGCAGGGCTTAAACACTCAGCAACGCTTGGCCGACATTCAAGATGTCACTAATTTAGCGCCAGCCGCTCAGGCTGCATTTAAGGCCGCAAATCCTGAGCTGTTTGCTCAGATGGAGCAGGCAAAAGCACTTCAAGCGAGCAACAATCAGCCGTTCAATCGTCTGAATGCTTTCTTGTCGGTGCCACCAAGTCAGCAGGACATCGCCGCGCAGCAAATCACCGGCCCTAACATCAACGCGCAGATGGTTGGCCGTGAGAATACCTCGTTTGGTAATATCAACACGATGGATGTCGCCGCGCAGCAGATGGCGTCGCCGGGATCCGTGCAAGCTCAACAACTCGCCGCAGCTCAGGTCGCCGCACCTGGCACCGTAGGCGCCGAGCGCGTGGGCGCTGCGCTCATTGAGACGCCGGCTCAAGTTCAAGCTCGCAATGTGCGCACTCAAGCACTGCAGGCCCAACAGGTCGCCGCCCCGCAACAAGTGCAGGCCGGTCTGATTCAGCCAGGCACGCTCGGCGCCAGTCTCTACGGTCAGGCACTCAACGCTGGCCCATCAAGGATCTCGAGCGCACTCGAGAGCGCCGTACTTGGCAATCTTACCGCGGATGGCAGTCTCAGCCCCGCCGAGCAACGTCAGGCCGAGCAGCAAGTGCGTGCATCCTACGCCGCTCGCGGCATGGCGATGTCACCACAAGCGATCAGTGCCGAAGTGCAGAATCGTTTGGTTAACCAACGCCAACGCGCCATTGAGAACCTCGGTCTGGCCGGCCAAGTGAACCAGCAGTTGCAAGCAGAGCAGGCCGCGAATCGTGGCTTTGCCGGCAATGTCTTTGGCGCTGATGTTGGCATGCAGCAGCAGAACATCGGTAATCAGCTCGCTGCTGGTCAATTCAATGCTCAGACTGGTCTACAGGCTGCCTTGGCCAATCAGGCTGCGGGTAACCAGATGGCGCAACAAAATGCCGCGAACCAACTCCAGGCTCAGTTGGCGAATCAGCAAGCCGGTCTGCAAGCCGGTCAATTCAACGCCAGCACCTCGATCCAAGCCCAACAAGCCAATCAGGACGCTCTTCTCCGCGCTCAATTGGCAAACCAACAGGCTGGCATTCAGACTGGTCAATTTAACGCGCAGACTGGTCTGCAAGCGGATCTGGCTAATCAGCAGGCCGCAAATCAGATCGCTCTGGCTAATCAGCAAGCTGGTCTGCAAGCCGGTCAATTTAACGTCAACACGCAGGCTCAACTGCAGGCTCAGAATCAGGATGCCGCTCTACGCGCTGCTCTGGCCAACCAGCAGGTCAATCTGCAGGGTCAGCAATTCAATGCGTTAAATCAATCTCAGGTCGCTCAGGCTAATCGTGATGCTGCCCAACAAGCCGGCCTTGCAAATCAGGCCGCGAATCTGCAGCAGCAGCAGTTGATGGCTCAGTACGGCTACCAGACTCAGGCTGCGAATCAGCAGGCCAATCTCGGCACCGCTGAGAGCAATCGTGCGTTTCAAGCTCAACAGCTTCAGAACTACTACCAGAATCTCGGCCAAGCTGGGCAACTCTACAACCAAGGTCTGGGTGCAGATCGCGCCTACGCTGCGCAGTTGGTGGGTCTGCAGCAGGCCACGATGTCGGATCCGTATGCTGCGATCCTCGGCCGGTCTTCTACTGCTGGCAATGTTGCGCAGAACACGACCAACCAAGGCATGAACCTGTCGAACATGGCTGGCCCTGCGCTGTTCAATCCAGAGTCGAGCTACGCCAACAATATCTACGGTGGCAATCAACAGTCCACAAACGCTGCGAACATCGCCACGGCTCAATCCAACGCCGCGGTGCTTGGTGGCGCCATGCAGGGTCTTGGATCTCTTGCCGGCGGTCAATTGGGAGCGGCTATTTACAAATGTTGGGTCGCCCGCGAGGTCTACGGCGCCAACAATCCAAAATGGAAACGCTTCCGCACCTGGTTGCTCACTCGCGCTCCAAAATGGTTCCACGACTTCTACTGCAAATATGGCGCACAGTTCGCTGAGTTTATCAGCGACAAACCACGCACCAAGAGTCTCATTCGTCGGTGGATGGACTCGCGCATCGCAACTCTCAAATAATTCACCATGCAAAAAGGCCCATACTTTCAACCAGTCCAGTACATCAGCCCTGTTCCAGAGGGCTATGCTCAGGCCGGCGCCAACATTGGTCGATCCATTGGTGGCGGTCTTGCTGCGCTTGGTGCAGGCGTTTCCGAGGGTATTGATAAATACTACAAGTCAGAGGAAGAGCGCCAGGCACTTGGTGGCACCATCAGCAGATATTTCAAAAGCGATCCGAAATTGGCTGAGACGGTCGATCCAAAATTGCTAGAAAAATACACGTCTGGTAAAGCTACGCTTGCTGATCACAAAGCTCTCTTTGCCGATATCAGCACCGAGCAAATGCTCCAGCAAAAGAAGCTCCAAGCCGAAACCGCACGCTTGGCCAATGAGCGCAGCAATGCAGAGCTAAATTATCTTAAATCAAAAGATAATGATAACAAAATAATGCAGCAAGCAATAGCATTTAATATAGATACGAATGGAGATCTTGATATACCTTCTGCGTTGCAGACGTTTTCTGAAATGGGTGGAAATATCGCTAACAACGATGTTATTGCAGGTCTTAAAAATGTTCAGAACATTACTTTTGGCACTGAACCAAAGATTAAGACGCTTACTGGTGAAAGCGGTCAATCTGTTGACGTATTACAAACCGGCCCAGGCAGCGCTACTGTTATTCAAAGAGAAAAACCAGCAGCAACACCTATGCCGCAAAGTGAGCTAGGTAAAAAACAATTTGATCGAGATCAGGCATTGCGCTCTGGAAATGAAAAAGATGCTGCAGACATTCAAAAAGAAATTGATGCTCAGGTTAAAAAAGATGCTGAATCTAATGGAGCAAAACCGTTAACCGCAGATCAATCTAATGCTCTTAATTTCTCTCTTCGTTTGATCCAGAACGAAGATTTTCTTAATAAAAATAAATACGACGCAACGGCATTTTTTAACCAGTCGTTTACTCCAGAACGGTTAACGAGTGATGATAAAAAAGCATATGATGCAGCCAAAAATAATTGGATTGCTGCTGCTCTTCGTAAAGAATCGGGCGCAGCTATTGGCCCAGATGAATACAATAAATACGATAAACAATATTTCCCACAAGGTGGAGATGGAAAAACCGTAATAGAGCAAAAGCAATTGATGCGTAATCAATTGATTCAAGGCATGACCGCTGGCATTGGCCCAAGTGCTGCAGATTATCTTTCTCGGTTACAAGTTAAGCCAACACCACCACCCGTAGTCGCACCTGTAACGGTTAAAGCTCCAAGCGGACTTAACTACACGGTAACCCGCGAGCCTGCAAAAAAGCGTTAATAATATGCCAACAACCGTAAACGTACCCGGCAGAGGAACGCTCACTTTTGACGATAATGTTTCTGATGCAGAAATTCAGCAGATCGTTCAGAAGGAATTTCCTGTAAACGGTGAGGACGTAGTTCGATCAATTGCGGAGGATCCATCCTATGCGCAGCGCATGAGTCGTGATGACTTCATGGAGATGCGCAGATACAAGGATGATAATCCTATCGCGTTTTCGACTAAGTTGGCCGAGGCGTTTGGCGGCATTGGAGAACTGGTAAGTAATGCGTTTACCACTGCTCCCAAATTTGATCCACAGGCCGGCCCAATTGAAAAAGGCGTGTCGCTTGTCGCTAACATTGGCCAAGGTGCGATGGTTGGCGCCGGCGACTTTGCCAATATGTTTTTGGGTATGGTCGAGGGCTATTCCAACGACAACAACAGCTACACCCGATACCGTCTATCAAACGATCTGAAGGACACGCCAGAAAACAAGGCCGCATACGACCAGATCATCGACAAAGATTTTGAGAATTTTAAGGCGTTGCAGACTTGGCAACAAACCAGAAAAGATATCTTAGGCCAATCTTCAATGCCAGCAATGGCAGAAACGATCAGTCTTGTTGCTCAACCTCCGTTGCCTGGTGCCGCTTTGCTTGAGGCCGCGGGCGTTGGTGAACGCATCGGTATGATGGGCGCCAGGGCTGCACAAATGGGCGGCAAGGGCATTCAAGCCGTTGGTGAAGCCACTAGTGCTGTCGCTAAGGTGCCACAACAAGTTGCCGGCGCCGCAGCACAGGCACTCACAGGCAGCGAAAAAGTTGGCGGCATGGTCGAGAAGGCCGTTGCCACAGGCTCCACAGGGCTTGCTGCTGGCCAATTGGGCGGCTTTGCCATCCCAGGACTTAGTACCGCTGCCACAAGCATTGCCGGCGCTAAAGCGATTGGTAAGGGTCTAGAGGTCGCGGGCGAGGTCACGCAAAAGCTCGCAGAGCATGCTGGCAAGAAAGCCGGCCGACTTGGCGTATACGAGTCACTGGCCAACGATCTGTCCGCATCTACGGCTGCTCGAGCAATTGGTCGTATTGGATCTGTTGCCGGCGCTGACGTTGTGGCGCCCTACGTTGCTGCAGCCGCTCGAGGTGCCGTTGAAGGTGCTGCTATTGGTGGCGCTCTCGGATTTATCACAGACGGCGAGGAAGGTGCTGCTGGTGGCATGGGCGCCGGTCTCGCGCTCGGCGGCGCAGGTGGTCTTGCTGGCCGCGGCTACGCTCAGGGATCTGGCATGCTTCGTAATAACAAGATCCAGAATGATGCCGTGCGCGGCATTGCCAGCCTTGAGCCAGAGAGCCGGGCTAACGCATCGCGCCTATTTGACCAGTTTATCAAGGACGGAAACCATGAGGCCGTGGCCGAGATGGTCGATGCCAAGAACTGGTTGAGCAGTGACGTTTACTTTTCTTTTATCAATAATGAGCAGGCCAAGGCGATGCCTGCGGCTAAAGGCACATCGTTTGAGGGCATTACGGTATTTCCATCTGCCGTTACTGGCGGCAAGCCGGCGATCTACATTAACGTCGATACCGTCAAGCCTGGCACTGGATTCCACGAATCATTCCACGGCGCCATGCGCACGGCGCTTGGTGAGACATTTGGCAAGAAATTCACCGACGTAATTGATCAGACGTTCACGCCAGAGCAGAAAACTCAATTTGCTGAGGACTACATCAAACGCGGCGGCACCGAGGAAGGTAAGCAAAAGCTGCGCGACTACTTGGCTGAAAAACAAAATCTGCCCGAGGAGATTGGCGCCGAATACTTCCGCGACTTCCTGCAACGTCGAGAGAATCGTGACTACCTGCTGCGTGGCCAACGCAATACGGATGGATCGCTGATTGCAGCCGCCAAGGGCGCCATCGATTACACGTTGAGCAAGCTCGGCATCGATTACGATGCTACCGGCACAGGCTACAAGGGCATGGATGCGCTGGCATCAGAACTGATCAAGGCTCGCACCGACATCAACAAATCCATCGCGCAGAATGGTAAGCCACTCGCGCCGGTTCCGCTTGATAAGATGCCGACGCCAAAGCTGGCAGATTGGGCCAAACAACACGGTCAATCTGATGTGCTGCTAAAGGATCCGACAACGGGCGATGTTGTCGGTGTTAAGACCGAGGAGCAGGTTAACATTGGCCGCGAGGCTGCATACGCACGCGCCGCTGAAGAGATCGCCAATGTGCCGCGTGGCACGAATGCTCCAAACGATGCCGAGTTGGCCATCTACCAGAAGCATCTCACGCCAGAGCAATTTGCCAAACTCACGTTTGCAAGCGAGGCGATCAAGAGCGGCAACGTGCTCAATGCAGATCATTTTCCAGCCAGTGCAAAGAAGGGCGAGACATCAGTCTATGCCAGCCGCGGCATGACCAATCTTGATTTTGTTCCGTACAAGATCCGCACGACTAAGAAAAACGTGATTGTGGTCGATTACGTTGATCTTACGCAATTGAAGGCTCGGTTTGACGACATGATGTCGCGCTCCAAGATATCGGAACAGTGGGGCGGCGATAAGGACGCAGCCTGGCAAGATGTCATGGCCTACACTAAGAATCTAAGCCTTGGTGAAGGCGCCGCAAAACCGAGTGCTCAACTGTTTGGGCCGATCAAGCGGGACATCATCAACAAAATCTACGGATTTGTTCCGACCAAGGCCCAGATCTCTGAGGGCGCCATCAAAAACATTTCGTCGCTAGGTACAAATATCGCTGCTGAATCTGGCACCGGAAAAGGTCAGATCGGCAAGCCAGCCTACGAAGGATCTAAGGATACTCGAGTCGTCAGCACCATGCGGCTGGATCGTCTCGGTCGAGTTGCCGACACCGGCCGTCAATTCTCATTCAATGAGAACGGCACCTACGGTCTATCTCAGGTCAATTTCAAGCCGGCTGAAAACCTTGGCAGCGCGAAGGTCAACAACTCGGATGAGGGTTTCCGCATTATCACCAAGGGCAACAAGCACAGTCTGTACGCGCCGACTGGCGAGCGGATTGGGATCTACGACACGCCAGACAAGGCTGAAGCAAAGGCAAATTCTATTGAAAAAGCATCTCTCAATAAAGATTGGGGAATGAACATTGATACATACAATTCTCTCAAAGAATCTGCACCAAAATACAATTTTCTTCCAGCAGAGCAACAACCAGAAAATGTTTCACAAGTAGGTCGTCTTACAACTGGTCAAAAAAATTCGATTCAAGAATTAAGCAGTTATTATAACAGCGTAACTCCAAATCGTATACCAGTGCTTGAGCGCGATGCGGTTGAATCATTGGCCACTCGCTTGATCAATAAAGGTGTCCCTGTTGCAGAAGCTCAAAAATTATCTGCTGACACATTTAATCGTATCAAAGGACATGTTGAGGAGTCCGCTCAAGTAATCAGCGGACTGGGCGCATCAGATCTGGCTCGCATGGCCGGCACTGGTCGTCCAACTGCAGAAACACGCAAAGAAGTGAATCCTGTCTGGCTCACGTCAGCATTTGAGGCATTTCGTAACGATAACGATTTGGCTATGATGAAGGCGCAGCAAGTCGCCACACAGCTAAATAAAAAACAGCAAGCCGAGGCAATGTCAGGCAAGCTAGTTAAAGATGCCGTTGCTAGTTCAAAGCGTGCTTCAACTATTGAACAAGGCACTGGATTTCTCATTGGTGAAACCAACGCAGACAAGAAAGCATTTGGATCCAGTCTTCGTGAAGACAAGGATTCCGTACCTCGCGTTTATGCTTCAGTTATTGAAGGACAAAAATTTGGATCTCAAGGAAACTACAATGTTTTCTTTGAATGGAATAAAGAAACACCAATGGTTGTTACAAGCCACCACCATTATGGCGTTGGAAATGGACTTACCGATATCCATGCATCTGCAAACGTAGGCGATAAAAACGCTCGGTCGTTTGGAAATGTTACCAACGAAAAATATACCACATTACCAAGTGGAAAAAAGATTTTGGATACGCACCTGTTAGTTGGTAATGCTGGCATCCCATCAATTCGTGCTCATCAATTGATGGTAAGCATTCCAGAATCAGCGATTCATGATGTTAAAAAATTCGCTAAAAATGGAGACATGTCTGCAATTGCTGATACGCTTGAATCCGTGGCTTATGGACAATTGGTTGGATCCAATAGCCAAGGTAAAACGCAAGCATTCACATCATCTGAAGGTGTTGCTCCTAAAGTAGCAATTCAGCGCAATCGCACCGAGGCGTATGTTCTCAATCCAGATCTGGCCAATGTTAAAAGCGTAACAATCGTCAGCAACAAACCAGAAGAAATCAGAATTTTAAGAAACAATCTGAAAAAGGCATTTGATAATAATGGAATTGAACTTCCAGAAATCAAAGTGGTGTCTGCTGAAAGTGGGCCAAGTGCTAATCCAGGTCGTGCTGAAATTACTAAAAATTATCTAAGATTGACTGGTGAAGTTGCATTTATGCCCGCCGAGAAACTCCCCAACGGCCAAGCCTGGAGCGCCGACAACAACTACCGGGTAATCCAGAAGGAAGGCGGCAAATACCGCGTCTACGCTCCCACCGGTGCCATGATTGGCGTTGCGGATACCTTGGACAAATCAAAGAAGCTCATTGAAAAGAGGTCACGTTAACCATGTTTCCACTCGCTGAAATTCTTGGGATCGGCACAAAGTTGATCGACAAATTGATACCTGACCCAGAGGCAAAGGCCAAGGCTCAGTTGGAACTTGCGACGCTGGCGCAGAACGGCGAGCTGGCCAAAATGAACGCGGACTTGGAAGCGTACAAAGTTGAACAGAACAATCTGACTCAACGGTTGCAAGCTGACATGGCTAGTGACTCATGGTGGTCAAAGAACATCAGACCCATGACTTTGGCGGCGATCCTAGCGGGCTATTTCGTGTTCGCTGGCATGAGTGCTTTCGGCTATAATGCCAACGAGTCCTACGTCGCTCTCCTTGGCCAATGGGGCATGCTAATCATGTCGTTTTATTTTGGTGGCAGAACGCTTGAAAAAATCATGGAAATGAGGAGCAAATCAAAATGAGCGATGACTACAATCCCAACAGCACTGATTCAATGTTTGCCCGCGTGCTGCAGCGCATGGACGCTCAAGATCAGATCCTCGAGGAGATCCGCAGCCAGGTCACCAAGACAAATGGCCGCGTCACCGTGCTCGAGCATGAGAAGTGGCACCAGCGGGGCATCATGGCAACGATCACGGCCGGCGTAATGATGCTCTGGGAGGCGATTAAGTTTTCGAACAAGTAATGTCACAAAAAGGCCAACGCTTTATTGTCGTAAGCGATAATCACGGCGACATGGCCGACGCTGCTAGTGTGGGTGCGCTCTGGTCTTTCATGCGCGACTGGAAACCCGAGATCAGGATCCACGCCGGCGACAATTACGATTTTCGCAATCTGCGCAAAGGCGCAAGCGACGACGAGAAGGCGGCGAGCCTGGCAGAAGATTGGGAGATGGGCAGCGACTTCCTGCGTAAATTTTTCGAGGGTGGTAAATCAAACCATTTTCTTCGCGGCAATCACGACGAACGCATCTACGACTTCCGCGGATCTGCCACCGGCGTGATGCGCGACTATGCCAACGACGGCATCAAGCAACTCGAGGCCACGGTCAAACGATGCAAAGCGAAGATGCTTCCGTATGACAGCGATCTCGGAGTGCTCAATCTCGGAAAACTATCAGTGCTGCACGGATTCCACGCAGGAGTTAGCGCGTGTCGAACGCACGCGGCGATCTATGGCAATTGTCTGCACGGCCATATTCACAGTATCGAAACGGCATCCGTGGCAGCGCGTGAACCTACCGAAGCTCGGAGCATTGGATGCCTCTGCAAGCGCGACATGGACTATTGTAATAAAAAAACTGGAAAGCTAAAGTGGTCGCAAGGTTGGGCCTACGGTATTTTGTTTCCAGACGGCACCTATCAGCTTTTTCAAACTAGAAATATTAACGGTCAATTTTATGCCGCGAGCGAAGTCAAAATCTACAGCGCCTAATTGGGCGCACGAACTGCGCGAGGTGCTGTCTGCTAAGACGCGCGAGCCAAAAGGCGAAGGCTGGATGACGACCGAGGACTTTGCCGAGTCGCTAGAGATAGCCATCGGCACCGCGCATAAATACCTGCGGCGCGGACTCGCTTCTGGACATCTGGAAAAGTTTACCGGCACCGCAATTTCTACTGCTGGCATTCGTATTCAGACGTGGCATCGTCCCATCACAAAAAAATAACTTGACGTTGGGTTTCACGGCGCTCAAGTTGGCGGCTCAATGAAATACCTCGTACTCCTCGTCGCTCTGGCGGCGCCATTAAAAGCCGATCTCTGGCAGGCCATCTGCAAGGTCGAAAGCAACAACAACCCAAGGGCAATCGGTGATGGCGGGAAGGCAGTTGGAATTGCTCAGATCTGGCCTATCACCGTGATCGACTGCAACAGGATCTCCAAAAAGAATTACACTTTAAACGACCGATTTGATCCGATTAAATCACGCGAGATGTTTGTGATCTACACCGAGCACTACGGCAAAGGTAAGTCTGATGGATTTAAGGCCCGCATATGGAATGCCGGCCCCAAGCGCGCTCATCTGGCCGACAAATATTGGGCGAAAGTAAAGGCGGCGTTATGAGCAATCTTATCATTGCAGTCGATCCCGGTGCATCTGGCGGCATTGCATGGGACAATCATGGCGTCATCGGTGCTGCTGGCATGCCGGCCAGCGTCTGCGATGTCATCGATCTGATGCGCGGCCTAGTCGTCGGCAATCCACACCCAGAGATCTGGATTGAAGACATCCCAAAATTTGTCGGTAAGGCGATTCCTTCATCGTCGGCTGCAGTGCTTTTCCGTAATTTTGGTTACATTGAGGGAGCCGCCACCGCGCTCGGAATCCGCGTCGTGCTTGTCAAACCGCACGACTGGCAAAAACATTTTAAGCTCGGCACCAAAAAAGATTGCTCTGGCACCACCGAGTGGAAAAACAAGTTAAAGTCAGAGGCAGTGCGACGTTTTCCAACGCTCGACGTTACGCTCAAGACCGCAGATGCGCTGCTGATCTTGGATTACGCCAAGTCAGTCAATCCAACCAAATAAGAAAGGCGGCGCCAGCTTTACGCCAACGCCGCCCCCAATGAATCCCCGCTCGCACTAGAGCACATCACTTTTTCTCAGTCCAATGAATAACCCAACATACACAATCGCCACCTCTGGTGGCCCATCGCAACACATCGCGCTCGGTGAGCAAGATGTCTATAACCGCATGAGCGATCCGCTCGCTGCCGTTGAAAGGCTGGGCGAGATCATCGCATCCAGCGGCATGTTTGGCTGCACTAAAGTGGAGCAGGGCCAGGTGCTCGCGCTCCAGTGCATCAGCGAAAAGAAGCCACCGCTCGAGCTGGCCAAGACCTACCACATGATCGAGGGCAAGTTGAGCATGCGTGCCGACGCCATGCTGGCCAAATTCCAGCTCTCTGGCGGCACCGTTAAGTGGACGAAGCGCGACGACAAGGTCGTCGAGGCTACGTTTACGCTCCGCGGCAACTCGCTGCCATTCTCAGCCAAGCTCGAGGACTTCGTGACGAACGGCGTGGCCGTCAACCGCGATGGCAAGATGAGGGACAACTGGCGCAAATTTCCACGCCAGATGCTCACCGCCCGCGTCATTTCTGAGGCCGTGCGTCTTCTGGCGCCCGAGGTCGTATTCGGCGTCTACACGCCCGAGGAGATCCAAGACAGCAACAACTCGGCGCCGGCTCAGGATCCCATTAAAGTCGAGCCAATCGTAGAGTCCTACGCTGACCAGCTTTCTCCGATCTTGATCGACCACGAACAGAGCGTTAATGCCTACCTGATCGCCAAAAAACAGATCAGCGAGGGTCAGACCTTCCGCGATGTGTCGTCTGATTTTGCTAAGAAGATTCTCAGTAATTCTAAAATGTTTCTCGAAGCCGTAAACTCTCAAACCAAATAAACCATGCACCAATTAGCTGTCACCCTATTAACCGCCAAACTATATGCCTGCAACGCCTATGTCACCAACGACGAAGACGCCTACGAAGAAGGCTGCAAAGAGTACGGCGAACACTTCGAGCATGTCATTGAACGAATTATGTTCGATGGCGAAAAGCCAGACATCCAAGCAATCTTCAAAGAAGCGAGCACAGAAGTCGCTTCCTACGCCTCCGATTCTTACGAAAATAGCGCAATTTGTGCTACTGTTCTGCTTGGCCTTGAGCAGGCCATCATGGCGCTTCTCGAAGCCGAGTACGAAGCCGCACCGCTCGGCTGGCAAAGTCGTCTGATGCACATGGCAAAGTGCAGCGACGAACGTGTCGCTGAGTACGTTGAAATCCAAAACGAAGAATAATCCCATACAATGAATCCCAACATCTACTACAATCTGTCCGCAGAAAATTATCACAAGTCTGACGGCATCTCAAAGTCTGGTCTTGATCAGTTCCGTAAATCGCCGGCGCACTACAAGCACTGGCTTACTGCAGAACGCGAGGAGACGCCGGCCATGCGCCTCGGCACGCTTACTCACATGAGCGTGTTCCAGCCCGAGCTGTACGCTGACCGCGTCGTCATTGCTCCCATCGTGGATCGTCGCACCAAGGAGGGCAAATCTATCTGGGAGCAGTTCAAGGCCGAGAACGAGGGCAAGGACATCATCACGCACGACGAGGCATCGCAGATCCACGCGATGACTCAGAGCGTGCGTCAGCATCCGGTGGTCAAGAAGCTACTCAACACCGGCGCCGCGGAGGTTTCCTTGTTCGCCAAGATCGATGGCATCCTGATGAAGGGCCGGCTCGACTACGTTACCAACGAGACGATCCTTGACCTCAAGACTACCGAGGATGCAACGCCAGGAGGCTTTGCACGCAGCGTGGCCAACTACCGCTACCATGTGCAGGCGGCGCACTACTTGGCACTCGGAAAGGAACTCGGCATGAACCTGACACGATTTTTATTCGTGGCTGTAGAGAAAGAGGCTCCGTATGCCGTTGCCGTTTATGAACTGGATACCGCGGATCTGATGCTGGCCGAGGCCGAGCGTCAGAAACAGATTGCCATGCTCGGCAACTGCATCGCGTTCGATTCCTGGCCATCGTACCCATCTGAGGTCAAAACACTTTCGCTCCCAAAATGGGCGACTTCAAACAACAACCAATAATCCCAAACCAACTAAAAAATCATGGCACTATTCAAAGTAGACCGTTCGTCCGCTTCCACAAAATCGTTTGATGCTCCCGGCATCTACTCGACCGAAATCGTGAAGGCCGAGGCATCACTCACCACGAAAGGTGAAGACCTCGTTAAGCTGATCTTTCGCGGCGAAGACGGCAGCGTGGCGTCTGACAATTTCCTTAACCGTGAGTCCGTCTGGTGGCGCGTTAATTCGCTGCTGGCCGCGCTTCCGTTGATCAAGATCAGCGAAGGCCAGGAACTCGACTTCTCCAAAGCCAAGGTCTTTCAGGACTTCGTGAGCCAGTTCGTTGGCCAGAAGGTGAAGATCAAGCTCGAGGAAGAGACCTGGGTCAAAGAGGACACCAAGGAAGAAAAGAAGACGCTGAAGATTAAGAAATACCTGCCAGAAACCAACCCGTTTTAACGAATACAGGGGCGCGACTGTTCAACGCGCAATCCCTTTTAAATGAATCTCCGACCCTACCAACAAGCAGCCGTTGAATTTTTGCAGCGGAAAAATCGAGGCTTTGTCATCGCTCCCGCCGGCGCCGGCAAGACCTTCATCGCTGCGGCTGCGCTACGCCGCAGCATGCAGTCAGACTCTCCCGCGCTATTTACGAACCAGGCTCGCATTGTCTGGCTGGCCAACACTCGAGAGCAGGTGCAGCAGGCTCTGGACGCGGCTGAAAAGTTTGGAGTCAAGATCGAGGCGCACTGCGTGGCGGCACAACCCGACTGTACATCTGCTCACGTCATCATCGTTGACGAGGCCCACCACATGCCGGCCGTCACCTGGGCGTCTACAATAGGCCGGTGCAAGGGCATCATCTGGGGTTTCTCGGCGACGCCTTGGTCAGATCCCGAGCGAGATCTGCAACTCAAAAATTTCTTCCGCGAATTTTATACGGTTCCGAGATCCGAGGTCATGGCGACTGGCAGCATCACTCAGGGTGCAGTCGTGGCGCATAACTTAGATCTGCCGAGTCAGTTTGATGCTGAGATCGAATCTAGCACCGTTGCCGAGACCGCACGCCGGTGCCGGCGCTTTCCATTTATTGATCCAAGTGAACACGAACGTCGGGCAAGATGGCAGGCCACCGCTGATGTCGTGAAAACAAACGCAAAACGTAACGCCAAGATCATCGACCTGGCGACAAGCGAACCAGGCAGCATTCTGATCTTGGTCTCAACCGTTGAACACGGTGAGCGACTGCAGGCCGACATTGCCGACTCCGTTGTCGTCCACGCAAAGATCGGCAAGAAACGCCGCACCGAGGCCATTGAAAATTTTCGCAGTGGCGCACTGCGCTGCATGATCGCAACCAGCTTGGCCGACGAGGGACTCGATGTGCCGCGGGCCAGTGTGTTGATCTTGGCTGCAGGAGGTAGATCCGCGGGTAAGCTCGAGCAACGTGCAGGCCGCGTCATGCGAGCACATGAAGGCAAGGAATTTGGAATCGTCCACGACTTTGTTGATGCCGGCGCCGCGCTGGCTCACGCTCAATTTTTCGCCCGAGTCAGAACCTATAAAAAGCTAGGATACAAAATTTCACGACCACTATGAATTGTCCCCACTGTCACAAACCCATCAACGCTGCGGCGCTCTTGGGATCCATTAAAACTCCACGCAAGGCGCAGAGCGCACGCATCAACGGCAAAAAGGGTGGCCGGCCAAAAAAGAAAAAATGAACAGCCCAAGTGAAACCCTGCGGAACATTGAGTTTATCCTGCGCAAGCATGCCGATAAATTTAACCACGGCCCCAACATTGAAGGCATGAAACCTCGAGTTGAGCGCGATCAGATCATCACGCGGCGTGACTTTCTCACAAAAGAAGAACACGACAAGATCCTCGAGCTGCATCACTCAGGCATGAAGGCCAGCCTGATCTGCGAGCGCATGTCGCGTTCGCCGGCCTGCGTGTCTCGAGTCCTAAACGGTAAGCACATCACTTTTTCCAAAAAACCATGAGCGATAAAAACTACAAAAGCTACGCCGACGAACAAAACGTCGTGATCCAGAACGATACCATCGATGCGCCCAACCCCGAGAACTACGACGACATCCTAAAGCTGTCGCACGTCGAGGGCGCCAACATTAACAACTGCATCATCAATCCGTCCGGTGGCAACCGCGAGGACGGCATTGATATCATGCGATTCTGCCGCTCGATCTACATCGGCAACTGCCAGGTGGGCGCCGGCAAGCTCTACGCATTCACGATCAAGGGCGGATCCTCGCAGATCGATCTGTCCAACGTGACGATCATTCGCGGCGGCGGCAGCATCGAGAAGGTCGACATTGATATCGGAAACTACTCGGACAACGCGAAGGGCAAGACGACCGACGTGCGCATCGTGAACTGCAAGCGCAGCGATGGCCTGCCGGTTCGTGTGCGCGTGGGCTGGGCTGATCGGCCAGTGGTGATCGGTGGCAACGTGAAGATCCTTTTCTGGCAGTCGTTGCTTCTCAAAATTTACGTCTACATCAAAAATCTTTTTACCAAAAAATGAACAACGGCAAGGGCGACTCACCGCGGAACTGTTTCTCGCAGCACTACCGCGACAACTACGACAACATTTTTAATACCATCACAGGTGAAGACTGGCGCCGAGAGATTCAACGCGGACGGAAAACCAAGAACAAAATCAAGGAGCGCATCCGCGAAGAATTTGATGAAAGATATCTTAAAGGAAAAAAATGATCTGGTGCAGGCGCAGCGCGAATTGCTAGGCCAGTGTCTCACCGCGTTTGAATTGTTAGAATTACCCATCACCCCCCAGACAATTGTATTCGTAGAAACACTACGCATCGCGCTTCGTCAGCACTGCACACAATAATTCCAATTACATTCCAATGAATCCCATATTAGAACGTGCTCGAGCGTACCTCGCGCACTGCCCACCCGCCATCTCTGGATCGGGCGGTCACTCCACAACCTACACCGTCGCCGTCGCGCTGGTGCATGGTTTTTCACTTAACAAAATCGATGCGCTCTGGCTGCTCGGCGAGTACAACGCAAAGTGCGTTCCACCGTGGAGCACTCGAGAACTCGAGCACAAGATCGATGAGGCCATCAAGAAGCCACACGACAAGCCGGCCGGCCATCTGATCGGTGATGTCAGCGTGCGTCGGCCATCGTGCGTGTCGCCCACCGGCAAGTTCATCGTGCGCTCATTGCCGGCACCGGCGGCGCCCAGCACCGAGCTGACCGGCTACGAGGCCACCAAGCGATTCCTCCAGACGGTCTTCCTGCCCACCGACTGGATCTGTATCACCAACGAGGCCCGGCACGACGAGGAGCGCGGCAAGTGGTTCCCATCGGCCAGTGGCACATTTATGACTCAGGTGCGCTGGCTCGAGCGATTCCCCGACGCCATCTGGGACGGCAAGGAAGCCGGCGCCTGGATCCGCATCAACCCGACAAAGCCCGACCAATATGTCGGATCCGACGCCAACGTGGCCGACTACCGGCATGTGCTGATCGAGTTTGATGAGAAACCAAAGGAGGAGCAGATGCAGATCATTCAGCAGTGCCAGCTCCCCATCGCCGCGGTGATCGACTCTGGTGGGCGCAGTCTGCACGCCTGGGTGCGCGTCGACGCCACCGACAAGGCCGAGTTTGATGAGCGCCGGGACATCGTGTACGACTATCTGTCCGACTACGATCCATGCGAGGCCAACAAGAATCCATCGCGGTTCAGCCGGCTTCCTGGCATCATGCGTGGTGACATCGAGCAGAAGCTGGTGGCGCTCAACATTGGCCTGTCGACCTGGCAGGAGTGGATCGACTGGCGTGACCAGTCCGAGATCGCAGATCCCACCACACCGCAGGAGTTGCTTGAGTACGACACCGAGAATGATCCTAACAACGTGCTCGGCAAGCGTTGGCTATGCCGCGGCGGGTCTTTGACCATCGTAGGCCAGTCTGGCGTCGGTAAGTCTTCGTTTGCCATGCAGCTCGGTCTGACCTTTGGCCTCGGGAGGCACTTCTTTGGCATCAAACCCGTCAAACCCCTGCGCGTGGCCTTCATCCAAGCCGAGAATGACATGGGAGACATGGCCGAGGCATTCCGCGGCGTCGTCGATGCGATGCGGTTCAGCGGCCAGGATATCGAGACGCTCAACACCAACATCCGATTCTACGACGAGACGGTCAAGACCGGCACCGACTTCATTCGGCTGGCCAGATCCATCATCGTGAAGCACAAGGCCGACCTGATGATTGCGGATCCGCTCTTGTCTTATGCCGGCGACGACATATCGGAGCAGAAGTTCATGAGCAAATTCCTGCGCAACCACCTCAATCCGGTGCTTAAGGAGACCGGATGCGTCTGGATCTGGCTCCACCACATGCCAAAACCACCCAAGGGCGACCAGTCCAAGGGCACGGTGTCCGATCTGGCCTACGCCGGCGCCGGCTCCGCGGATCTCACCAACTGGTCTCGAGAGGTTGGCGTGCTGCAACGCCAGGGTGACGATCCGACCTTCACCTTTACCCTGACCAAGCGTGGCAAGCGCAGCGGCATGGTGGATCTCATGGGTAACCCGGCATCAGCCATCCGTCTACGCCACTCACAGGCCGGGATCTGCTGGGAGTACGCGCCCTCGGTGATGTTCAAGCCTAAGCCGGCCACCGCTCCCGCCACCATTAAGTTATGACATGTGACCTCTTCCGCAGGATGGAGCCGCGCCGGCATGATCGCATACCGGAACGCAGTGCCGTGCTTGCTTTTATCGCATCAGAGGCAGGCTGCGACTTGCCTACGGCGCAGCGCACCTTCCACTACCTGCGCAACAAGGGGCATGTCGTGTTTCAGCAACGTGGCCGCATCTGGCAGGGAGCCGAGCATGTGCCGTTCGAGTCCGAGGATGATCGGAGGATGAGGATCGCCGGCGAGATGGCCGACTTGAGGCGCCAGGTGCGCGAGTCGTTGGCCAAGGTTAAGCATCTGCAAGGCGTACTGAGTCAGGTAGTTGAGCAGCATAATGCCCTCGCCAAGATCGTCCATGACCTCAGAGGATGATTGGAGGATGACGAAAGGATGATTTTGGGGGCTATGTGAGGGGGCTGCTTCTACTAAAGCAGAGGGGCGCTTATTGCCCCCTCTCGCTCCTGACGGGCGAAGGGGCAACGCGCCCTGGGATGATTTGTTACCATTAAATCAAAAAAGAACCCCATAATGTGAGTTATGGGGGTCTTGAGCCAGATCGGGCTGGAAATGGCGGGAAATCAAATCGGCTGGCCTGCCTAGGGGTCGTTATCCTTGTCCTCGATCTTGAAAAAGTACGCCAGCACAGGCCAGAGCATCAAAATCAGTGAAGAAAACGCCAGTGTAAGCAGCAGGGTGATGATTTTGTCTTTCATAACGTAGGTTGTTAACATTAGGGTTGAGATCGCGTGTTCAGTATTTGAAGCGCAGACTCGGCTTTCTCGGCGCGGGCTTGCCAGTGATCAATAACCTCAAGCGATTTCTTGAAACTGTTCCACTCGGGTTCGTACATCTTGGAGCCGATCCAATGGCCCATGTCTAAATTGTCTTTCTTTAACCGCTCCATTTCGTCGTTGAGGTGTGCGAGTTCGGTTTCGAGTTGGCGGGCAAATGATGCGTGAACCAATTCACTGCCGTCCTCGGTACGGTAAGCCAAAATTTGTTCGTCGGTTCGTGGCGTAGTGCTCATTTGCTGGCCTCCTTCCATTGAAAAGTAGATTTTCCGTCTTTGTCAGCCACCCAAATTGCGTGGCCTTTAACAACGGCTTCTTTTTCTTTTTCCCTAATCGCATGGCTTTCTCCATATGAACAGCCCACTATGAAAATGACAAATGCGAGAAGAAAAATCATGAAAACCGTCGCTAAATCGAAATCGTTATTGTCGCTCATTTGATTTTATTTGATTTAGGTTCAATCTTGGAATTGTTGATTCTCATTTTAATTGCGTAACCCTCGGCGTCTAATTTAGCAATCTCAGCGGCTGTTCTCAGGTTGCGCTTATATTCTTTAAGATCGCGTTTTTCGTTAGATTCTGAGCTCATTTGCTGGCCTTTCGTTTGCTCTGGTTCTCTAGTGCGTCAATCGCTGCTGCTGCGTCGCGCATGAGCCGCACGGTAAATAGGTCAACTACTGTCCAGAACGGCATTCTTTTTTCGCAGCCATCGGCGATGTTGTTCAGGTGTCGCTTAATCTCTTTTCTGCGCTTAACCGTGATCGTGCTCATTTGCAGGACTCCTTCCATTTAAATACAGGGTATCCGTTTTCGTTTGTACTCCATACAGCGTGACCTTTTTTAACGGCTTCTCGTTGAAAGTTTTCGCCAAACTGCGAACTACCAAAACCGGTTCCAACCGCAAAACCCAATGACGCGAATAATAAAGAAATCACGATAAGAGGAACGATAGAATCTTTGCTCATTTGCTGACCTCCTTGCGTGCTGCAAGACGCGCATCCACCATCTTCTGAATCTGTTCTTCAAACGCAGCGATTAACAGCTTCGCCGTTTGTTGCGTTGCTTCCTCCGTGGACAAGCCTTCGCCGCAAATCATACGAGCATCGTGCGTGATGCGAAAGATTTCGCGGTTTTGGTGATTAAAACTCAGCAAATATTCTGGTGTGCTCATTCCGTTTTCTGGAAATCGGTAAACGTCGTCAGTTGGTTTCATTTTGTAACCTCCCACACGGTGCGTTCCATCGCGATCAGCTCGTCCCAGATCTCGCGGCCGGTCTTGGCGCCGTCCATCAGGCGGGAGATCATCTGCTCCTTGGTCAGCAGCTCGAGATCGTAGTCGAGCGTGCGCGTTATGCATAGCAGGCGTCCGAGATACTCGGCGCGTTTTAGGTCGTTGGAATGATACATTGGTTATCTGGTTTTGTGGGTTGGATTGATTTGTTCTCTAACTGAAATTGTTCACGATCCCATGCTATGGCCCGCTCCATCGCCGCAGCGTACTGGCGCTCCCACTCGGCACGAAACTCCTCAGAGCTGTGCTCCTTCACGTTGAACGGATAATCAATATCAGACTGACGGGAAATCAGTTTGCTGAAGTAGTCGCGCTTGCAGCGGCCATTATGCATGTACCGAATCCATCCGCTACTGTGAACCACCTTAAGCTCGCTTCCGTCATCGTCGCGGTGGTACTTAGTCCAGTGGTTGAACTCCTCTTTCTTGATCAGAAAGCCACGCTCATCGTACTGGTAGGTCGCCCAGTGCCAGTTGGCGTAACGATAGACCAGCGGCTTGCCGTGCCGACCTAGAATTTTGATGTCACTCATGGTGCTGTGCTTTCTTCAACTGGCGCCACACCGACACCTGCGAGCAGCCAATCTCATTGGCGATCTCTCGCGTGCTCTTGCCTGCGGCACTCAGACGCACCATTCTCCGCACCTCATGCGGCTCGAACGTCACACGCTTTGGCCTACGCTCTGTCACCTCAAATGCACCCTCGCGCATCAGCCTCGGCGCGTGCTTCTGGATCAGGTGCACCATGCGGTGATAGGGTGTGTCGGTGCTGGTGTGCATTGGTGCATTTATCATTCTGCAATGCGAGAGTAATCAAACCATTCACCAAATCCGCGGAACGTGTAACCTTCGCGCTCATTCCATAAATCAACAGTTTTAAAGGCTTCGTCTAAATTAACTTTGCCATCAAATTCGCTTAAAATTTCAGCGGATTGCGTGCGCGTATTCCATTTTTTTAGGACGAGAACGTAATTGTTTTTCATAGGGAGGATTGGGTTGATGCGCTCTACAATGCATAACCCATCGCTCGGTTCAAGCACTATTTTCAGAAATCTTTTGTCTCGGGAAGAACCCCGAGTTACAACAGAAAGATGGATGATCAGAGCATAACCGAGGAGAAGGTGGGTGGAGTTGATGATTCCTCGCTGCTGACCCTATCCGAGAAACTTGCCAGGGGAAAGGATCAGGCTCGGTTTAGCGGCAATCAGCTAGATCCAGAAAAACGTAAGCTGATCGAAGATCTGATCAAGAAGGGCATCGCACTCACTCGGATCGCAGTCGATACGCACTCAAGTAACTCCACCGTTCGCATCATCCGTGATCAATTGCTTGAACGCGAGCCTGGCCTATTTAAAGCCCACATGTCAGGCGCACTTCAACGCATAGCCAACAAGGCGGCACATACCATTGAACGTGGCCTAGACAGCCTCGAGAACCAAGAGATCAAGGCAGGACAGCTTACAGGGTTATCCGTCGCGCTAGGAATCTTGCTCGACAAACAGGCAATTATGAGCGGCGACGTTCCAACAACCGTCGTCGAGCATCGCCTAACTATAGACACCGCAGCGGTTAATGAATTGATCGCTAATTCCAAACGTTCAGATGGCGACGTAATTGACGTAACCCACTCCATGTCCGCCGCTTAGGTCACCGACGATGGACATATTAAACATAATGAAGATTGTGCGTCGACCAAAAGGGGGGCGGGGGGGGTACCCCTGGCGCTGGAGCGACGACAATGCGACGGGTTACGCTGCGGAAAAATTTTTCACAAAAAGCCCCATGATTTTCCGTCTAATGCGTAGCATCAGCGGTTGCCGATATGTTCAAAAGCATATGATTCGAGAGGTGCCATCTGGACGCGGATGGGCCAAATCTCGCAGTGTAGGTTGGAGTCCTACTATCGGAGGGCGTGCGCGGATGCTGGAAATGTCCGGTG